TACCTCAAAGCTATCCCCGGCTTGGAGGAATTCCAGAATACCTTCAACTACCGCAGCGAAGTCAAGACCTGGGGCGGACGTATCATCCCTGTGGAGCCTCCCCGGGAGTTCCAGGGTCGGATGTGGACGTTCAATTACAAGCTCTGTAATTATCTGATCCAGGGCTCGGCGGCAGATCAAACCAAGACGGCTCTGATCCGCTACGATGAAGCGCGCGAGTACGGCAACGTCCTCGCTTCGGTCCATGACGAAATCGTGATCCAAGTGCCGATGGAACATCTGCACTCCGAGGTCAAGATTCTCAAGTGGGCGATGGAAGAACAACCCGGTTGGGACGTGCCATTCGTGGCCGAGGTTGAGTACGGCAAGAATTGGCATAACCTCGAACCCCTGATGGAGTAATATGAAAAGACCCAAGCGTTGGAGCTACTCGGCCCTCAGCACCTACAACGAGTGCCCGGCCAAGTATGCCTACTCCTACATCCACAACCTGCCTTGGCCGTCCTCGGCAGCGATGGAGCGGGGGACAAGACTCCACTCCCAGGCCGAGGATTACATGAACGATCCGGCAATGCCCGTCCCCTATGATCTGCGCAAGATCGGCAGAGACTTGGATCGGTTCAGGACGGCGGGGGCCAAGGCCGAAGAAGTATGGCTGGTCACAAAAGACTGGCAACCGACCGAGGACCAAGGGGAAGCCTGGGTCAAGGCCATCGTTGACGTTCACTGGATCGAAAACAATGTACTACACCTCAGAGACTACAAGTCCGGCCGGGAGTACCCCTCGCATCGGGATCAACTGGGGCTTTATTCCATACTGGGCTTGCTCAAGTATCCACACGTCGAGCGGGCAGAGTGCGGGGCGACGTACATTGACGGGGGTTACACCGGTATGGAGGGGTCGATCATCCGACCAATGCTTCCCAAACTCATCGAAAAGTGGGATGCTCAAGCCCGACGAATGGAGGCAGATGAGGACTTCATCGCTAACCCGGGCTCTGCCTGCCGTTGGTGCCCGTACAAGTCTTCGGATGGGGGACCCTGCGGAGACAGCGCCAAAGCGGGGATGTAATGCCCCGTAAGTTACGTGAGTCGGCAATCGAAGCCGACAATTATGTATACGCCCGCAGTTTACGGATCATCTTCCGCAAGTTAAACTTCGGAGAGGGGTGGCCGGATAGGTTGGTTCTCTATCGGGGGCGAGTACTCTTCATTGAGTACAAGCAACTGGGGGAGAAGCCCACGGCCCTCCAAACATACGTACACGAAGACCTGCGTCGTCAGGGTTTCGAAGTACATGTGATAGACGACATGTATAAAGGGCGAAAGCTCATCAAGGAATGGTATGACCGAACAAATCAAGAATTGGCAGAGGTTCGCTGAGGTACTGATCGAGACCAACGAACTCGATCCGACCTACAGCGTTATCAAGGGTCTGTACGAGACCATGGATCGGGGGTGGTTCTCTCGCTTCATGGTTTACTTCATGCTGTTCTACGATCTGGGAGACGCGGTCAAGTGCGCTGATTCGACCAAGGTGGACAATTTCAGCTTCTGGAACTACGTGACTGACGCGGCTGAGAACCCCAAGACCAAGCGGGGAGGTGCTCGGAGGCACTTCAGGGGGCTCAACGCCAGCCGAGCGATCGCTACCTTGCGTAAGTTCCCCCTGTACGAGTTGGTGGACGACTGGTACGCTCCGACCTACACTTCTATTTATCTCAAAATGGTGAGCAAGTACGCGGGTACTCAAATGGGGCCGTACTTCATCTGGAAATTGTACGACATCCAGAACATATGCCTAGGTCGACCGATCAAGTTGTCCCTGGACGAAGCCCTCAAGTACATGCCGGAGGAACCCCGCAAGAACGCCGGCATGTTCTTCCCCGAGTACACGTTCCGGCAGGTGCTGACCGTCATGACCGCAGAGGTCGCTAAGTACCCCCACCCCGTCCGGGACGGCTATTGCGGATACGCCGAGGTTGAGACGATCCTCTGCGCGCTCAAAGGTTACTTCGGGACCAAAAGTCACTGGATTGGGGAGGACATCGGGAGCAGATACGACGAGTTGTCTCTGTATCCGAACATCCAAGACTTGCTTCCCCCGCCGATTGTCCGGGGCACCTACGACTGCGTTGAGGTAGGTCCGCTATGAGCCGCAACCTACTCGCTCAGCACCGACTAAATGAGTTCGCAAACTGGATAGAGGCTCGGGGAATTCCAGTTGATAGAGACCCCAAGGGTCAGTATCAAAAACTGGGTGTGCGTCGTCTTGACGGGCAGTGGACCTACGTCTACGAGCAGCTGGACAAGACGGTCCACTACACGGTGGATCGACGTATGGAGAAATTAGTGAGGCTATTCATTGAGGAAACCAAATGAGCCAACCCTACATCCCCCGCCCCTACATGGAGGCCGCTATCCAGTTCGCTCTGGAGCGGCACGGGGCCGGACTCATGCTCGATCCCGGCCTGGGTAAGACCGGGATCACCCTCGCAATTATCACCGTACTGAAAGAGCAAAATGAAATTAAACGCGCCCTTGTCGTCGCTCCCCTCCGAGTGGCAAAAGCAACTTGGCCCGCTGAGTCTAGGAAGTGGACTGACTTCGCTGGATTGGACGTTTGTTCAGCTTGCGAACTTGATCCTAGACAACGAGAAGCTGTCTGCCGAGGTAAAAGTGACATTGTTACGATCAATCCTGAAAGCCTACACAAAATCTTAGAGGCTCCATGGTTCGACTCGTGCAACTTCGACATGCTCGTTATCGATGAGTCGACCAAGTTCAAGGATACGACGACGAAGCGGTTCAAGGCGCTCAAGAAGCAACTGAAGTCGTTCAAGCGTCGGCTCATTCTGACGGGCACCCCTGTCCCCAACGGGCTCCAGGACTTGTTCGGCCAGATGTACATCGTGGACTTCGGGGAGGCTCTGGGGAAGTTCATTACCCACTTCCGTATGATGTATATGTACCAGCGGCCGAACGATATGTACAACTACTACCTTCGGCCGGGGGCAGAGGAAGACATCTACGAAAAGGTCAAGCCGAGCCTTATGCGTCTCCAGGCCAAGCACCACCTGGAAATGCCCGAGTTGATCAACAACATCATCGAAGTTGAGCTGCCTGAGAAGCTCATGAAGCAGTACAAGGAATTGGACGATGACTTCATTACGACCATCGAGGGGCAGCAACTGGCGGTATTCAACACTTCGGCCCTCGGGACCAAGCTGCGTCAATTTGCTAACGGGTTCCTCTATTTTGATGACCCAGAGAGGCCCGAGGCGGGGCGACAGACGATCCACTTACACGATGAGAAGCTCGACGCCCTTCAAGAGCTTGTCGAGTCAATGCAGGGTCGACCCCTCCTGCTCGGCTACGAGTTCCAGGCCGACGCAGACCGGATCGTGGCCCGCTTCCCCGGAGCCGTCAATCTCGGCAAGGTCAAGGATACCAACAAGGTTATCGGAGACTTCAACTATGGACTCATCCCTTTGCTCCTTGGGCATCCTGCCTCGGTCGGGCACGGTCTGAACCTCCAGGAGAAGTGCCACGATGTCGGTTGGTACGGCGATCCCTGGGACCTCGAGTTGTACCAGCAGTTCATAGCTCGGGTCTGGCGTCAGGGTCAGCCCTCCCCTATCGTAACGGTACATCACATCGTCGCCCGGGGGACCAGGGACCTCAAGGTAGCGGCGGCGCTTGCGGATAAAGACAGGACCCAGGAAAAGTTTAATGCCGCCATACTATCCGCGATATAATCGTCTCGTCAACTACTAGGAGTTATATGAAAGAGTTCAAGTTTGAAGGCAAGCAGATCACGATGAACCTGAAGCACAAGGACATCGTCTGCGACCTAACCAAGGCACCCCCGTTCGATCCGAAGCTGATGGACCCGAGCCACCCCTTCTACATGATCGTGAAGATCAAGAAGCACACCGAGGCGTATCTCAATGCGATCACGGACTGCTTCAAGATTCTACCCAAGGGGCTCGACGTTCTGGAGTTCTGCGGGGGCATGGGTCTTGTCCCCGAGTCACTGTGGGACTTGATCGAGCCCAACATTTGGACGGCCATCGAGTTCGACCAAGCGTGTATCGATGCTCGGGTATGCCACCGTCTCGGCTACAATCTGGAATACGGGGATATGTATAATGCGGTCTGGTTGGATCATCCCTTCTGGAAGTCCATGTTCCGGGAGTATAACTTTGTCCACATGGATTGGCCGACCAATACCCTACGCAAGTTCTGGGCCGACAAGAAGGTGTCCGACTTCATGGATCGGCTCTTCGCCCATCAGCCCCGGTTCGTCGGCATCACCGACATCGAGTGCGGTTGGATCCACCTCCAGAACCACTGGCCCCACTACGCCGAGTTGTTCCGTCAAGCCGGCCTCGCCAACCCCTGGGAGGGTCCGAAGGAGGGGCGCAAAGAAGCTCTGCGCGAGGGCTACACGACCATCTTCGGCGAGTACGTCAAGGATCGCTGGGGTTACAAAGTGATCAACCGTACCTGCGGCGGCGGGGGTGAGTATTTCCTTCTGGAGAAAGCATAATGAACAAGATCATCAAAATCATGGGCTGCTCGGGCGCGGGCAAGACCACTGCGGCCCGGTCGATCCTCGACACGTCGCACGACTCCCTGGCGCTGCGTAACGCCAACGGCAAAGACGAAGCCTACTCCACACTCCATCAAGGCGTGTCCGGCCCCGTCTATCTGCTGGGCAACTACCGGGGGGCCAACTGCGGAGGTATGGACACGATTGGCAGCGCGGCCGAGGCTATCAGGTTGGTGGGTAAGTATGCCTCCCTCGGGCACGTTGTCCACGAGGGGCTGCTCCAATCTACCTACTACGGCGCGATGGGGACGGACTCACTCCAATACGGCGACCGCTACGTGTACGCCCTGCTCGACACCCCCATCGAGCTTTGCCTGGAGCGGGTCGTCCAGCGTCGGGAGGCCAACGGGTCTACGAACAAGTTCAACCCCCAGTTGACCCGGGACAAGCACGTGTCGGTCAAGCGAGCGTGGGAAACGGCTCGGTCGCGGGGGCACATCTGCGTCGTCCTCGACCATACCCAGTCGATGTACCCCCAACTGATGGAGCTTCTCAAATGATGGAAATTATCTTGGGCGCGATCCTCGGGTTTACCCTGGGGTTCTTAATCGTGGGGGGTTTGGTATTTGTACTCGTCCGTAGGTTCTTCAAATGAACTGGTCCGAAGCCCCCTACATCGACGACCTCATCCACTGGATCATAGAGCGGGAGGACGTTCGTTATCGCAAGGAAGACCTGAAGCTCCCCGCACCTTGGTCTTGCGATCCCATTTTTCAAACCACGCGGTTCTGTAACGTGCGCCGCGAAGACGACAAGGTGACCGTATGGTTACGCAAGAACTGGTACGAGCCGCACGTCGACAGTCCGAACTTGGCTTTTTCGGCCTGTCTGGCCCGTGTTGTGAACTGGCCGACCACATTAGATTCACTTGGCTTCCCTACAGAGTGGGATTCACAGAAGTTCGTGAGCCAAATGAGTCAACTATCTGGGGGTGGATCGAACAAGATTTGGGGCGGGGCATACATGGTTACCGGGGGGTACTCGGCTGGTGGCGAGACAAAGCAGATCATCATGGCGAGGGTTCTTGACCAGGCCTACGCCAATTGCGAAAAATTCCACTTCACCCCCGAAGACGTAACCTTGAAGGAGGCATTCGATGTCGTACAGAAGACTCCGGGGCTCGGCACTTTCCTTGCAGCTCAAGTCATCGCCGATCTCAAGTACACGCCGTTACTTATGGGCGCATCCGACTGGCAGACTTTTTGTGCGCCTGGACCCGGTTCGACAATGGGCCTTAATTTTCTACACGGACGGCCTCCCACTAAGGGTATCTCGGAGAAGCAATTCTCCCAGGAGGTCAATGATCTGGCCAACTGGCTCAAGGCTCAGCATGGGATCGACCTCACGGCGCACGATACACAAAACTGCCTCTGCGAGTTCTCCAAATATGTGAGAATCAAGTACCTAGGCGGGCGCGCTAAGACCGGTTACGCCGGGAGATAGGGCTAGGTATCGGTCGGGGCTAGATCGTCGCTTCTAGCCCCGATTCCAAGCGAAATAGCTACTGTCTAGAAGACCGTCCCGGCTACGATAGAGCCCCTAGGAGAAATATATGCCCCGTCCCGTAAACAAGATTGCCGCAGAGATTGACACCGCTCTGCGCGATCTGCAAAGAAACACCCGACAGTCGTGGATCGCCAACGTCCGCCCCTACGTCTCGGCCATGCTCGAAATGGACAACTTCGACCAGTGGTACGGCATCGACCGGGGGACCGACATCGGGCTCAGGTTCCTCTCCAACGTCAATCCGTGGCGCGGGGAGCAAGCTCGCCGGATCAAGTCCGAAATCACTCAACTCATCAAGGAAGCCCAGAATGTTCCACATTGAAGCCGATAACGTCAACCACGCCTACTACCTGGGGCTGAAGCTCATGCGGGAGCAGGGGGTGGACTCCGACAGTCGCAACGGCAAGGTGAAGAAGCTCCCCCGGCCGGTCGTGACGTCATACAAGTATCCTCATGAGCGAGTGCTGTTCGACAAGATGCGCGACGCCAACCCGTTCCTCCACCTGTTCGAGTCCATCTGGATGCTCGGCGGTCGCAAAGACTTCGACTGGCTGGAGCAGTTCACATCCAAGGGGCGATTCGCTCAGTTCAGCGACGATGGGAAGACTCTCCACGGCGCCTACGGGCATCGGTGGAGGGAGCACTTCAAGATTGACCAGATCGACCGGGCCATCTTCGAGTTGTTCTCCAATCCCAGTTCGCGCCGGGTCGTGATCGGCATGTGGGACCCCTACCTCGATGGTCCCGTGGCCGAAGTCGGGGGCAAGGACGTACCGTGCAATACCCAGGTGCTGTTCAACGTCCGCCCCAGCGGCGAACTCGACATGACGGTGACCAACCGCAGCAACGACATGATCTGGGGAGCCTACGGGGCCAACGTAGTCCACATGTCGATCCTACACGAATACGTGGCCGTCTCGGCGGGCATCCCCATGGGGACATACTACCAGCTGTCGAACGACTTCCACATGTACGAGCGTCACTTCAACCTGCTGAGCGAGGTCGAGTACAAGGATTTCTACAGCGAAGTAGGCTGCGGTATGGACGCCGAGTACGCTGGGGCGATGTTCGAGCCCTTGCTTGCCCCGGGGCAGAAAAGCAACTTCGACAAGGACGTGATGGACTTCCTGGACGCCCCGTGGACCGCGACGGTCTACCGCACCCCGTTCTTCACGCGAACCATCGGTCCCATGGCCCGGGCGTACAAGCTGTACAAGGCAGGGTTCCGCGCCAGCGCCGTCGAGGTCGCCGGTCAGATCGAGGCGCCCGATTGGCGTCAAGCGTGCGTCGAGTGGATCGAGCGTCGTCCCCAAGCCAAGATGAGCATCGTATGACCCTCTCAGACGCCATCTGGAAGCTCTACCGTGACGGGGGCTACAAGAGCCACAACGACGCGGCCCGCGCCTTTGGCATCGAGAAAGCGTACTGGCACCGTATGAAGAACGGTCAGTACGACAACCCCTCCCCCGAGACTCTGGCTAAGCTGGGTCTGAAGAAAGTAGTGATCTATGAAGAACTTCCAAGCCCTCTATGACGCCGGCGCGGTCAAGCGTTGGCATACCAAGCTCACGATCAAGGAGCAGGACAACGCCGCTCACCAATGGGGCGTAGCAATGATCGTCGCTCACATCTTCCCGGGGAGCAGCCATCTGTTGATGGCTGCTCTGACCCACGATCTTCACGAAGCCGAGGCGGGGGACATCCCCTATCCGTTCAAGCGTAACAACCCAGTTGTGAAGGAGGCGTACGACAAGCAGGCTGAGGCTTTCGAATTGAAGCACGATATCGATTGCGTTCTGCCCCCTATGGAGCTTCACATCCTCAAGTGGGCCGACATGATGGAGCTTCTCATGTGGGTCCGGCGCGAGATCAAAATGGGCAACCAATATGTTGCCAAAACCCAAGAAGTAGCGATTGCCGCCCTGCTTCAAATGGGTCACCCCAACAAGGCGGCTGAACAACTATTTTTGGAGATACTAAATGCCTGACTCGAACGCAAACGCCCACCTGCACATTGACAAGGTGATTCAGCAGAAGAGGATGGAAGATCAAGCCTTCAGAGGGGGCGCCGACTCGACTCAAGTGGGGGGTACCCACTACAAGAAGGAGGGTGGGGAGCAACACTGGGACCGGGTTCACCGTCTCGGCCTGAACTGGTACGCGGCCAACGTCACGAAGTACGTGGAGCGCTACCGGGACAAGAATGGGGTGCAAGACCTGGAGAAAGCGCGCCACTATCTGGACAAGCTCATTGAGGTCGAGCGGGCGCGGGAACAATCTGAGATGATGAAGACCAACGGACACCGCGATCTTCGGAGCGCCAAGCACCCCTACGAACGAATTGGCGACAACGGTTAGCAAGCGAAAACCATAGACTGACAGGGGGTTTCATAAGATACTAGAGGTAACGAAGGAAGCACTATGAAAACCCCTGTTATGATCAGCGCCAAGTTCACCGGTCCCGCCCTCTTCAGGGATACCCAAAACGGGGTCTTCTGGGAGGTTCTGCCCAGCCCCACGGCCCTCGATGATCGCCTCCAGGAGTCCTTCATCGGTCACGGCTCCCGGGTTGCCCAAGTCCGCAACGAGATCAACGCCCTATGCCACAACCGCTCTCAGTCGCCGAAGCCGCTGCCCGTATCCGCCGCCTCGCCGACCTCAGCTACACCCCCCGAATCCTCGGGTGGCACCAGCTCCACCAATTAGCCGACCAACTGGAAGGCAAATCTGGCCCGGCAGACCCCGGGAAGTTCACTACGAAAGACCCAAATGAAAAACTGTAAGCAAGGCCTTTTGGCCATTCTCGCGGTGGCCTCGATGGCCTCTGCTTCGGCAACTCCCCTGTTCGGCGACACGACGAACAACTACGACAACCGCGTGACGAACGCCCCCCAGGCCAACTCGGCTGCGCTCGGTCTGGGCGTCGGCGTCGGGGTGGGTATCGGTCAAGGTGGCTCCGTCAACGGCTCGGGCAACAGCATGAACGTCAACCGCAACGGTCAAGAGCAGGCTCAGGCCCTGAACAGCCGCAACACGGCCACGGGCGGTACGGCGTCGGCAACTGGCGGTACGGGTGGGGGCGGCGGTTCGGCCGTCAGCGGTGGCAACGTGATCTCGGTCGGCGGAGACAACACCTACATCCCGCGCGATCCCGTGGCGTCGGCCTATGCGGCCCCGCTGACGGCGACCAACGGCACCTGCATGGGCTCTTCGTCGGCCGGAGGCCAAGGCACGGGCTTCGGGTTGAGCTTCGGCACCACCTGGACGGATACCAGCTGCGACATCCGCTACGACGCCGCAGCGCTCCAAGCAGCTGGACTCCCCGGCGCGGCCCGGGCTCGCCTCTGCCAGAAGGCAGAAATCGCCAAGGCCATGGAAGACGGGGGCACGCCCTGTCCCAAAAGCAAGACCGGAACTGCTACGGCTCCTGTGGCTACGGCCCCGGCCGGCCGCGCTCCGAAGCCCTGGGAAGCGGGTGGTTAAATACCTGTAGAAATACAGAGGGTTCTACTGATCTAGGGCGGGTAGTCGTAGGGCTACCCGCCCTCTTTTGTGTTTAAAACCGACTGTCCCGACCCACGGTTTTCCAGCACTTCGTAGCGCTTCTCGCACTCTAGCGCGATGTCCCCCCGTTCGTCTGCTTCTCGCGCATAGATTCCCGCCAGACGGTCAGCCCCGCTTGACACGAGGGCAAGCACTCCGATGGGATCGTCTTCTCGCTCATCTTTGCCGACCGGGGCAGAGCAGGTATGGTTGCTTGCGTCCCGACGAAGTTGGGCGATCCGGTCGCGCAGCCCGTCAGCAGACTTAGTAGCAGCGGCAGTATCAGCATCGCGCTGACGTAGGGCCACAAGCGACCAACCGCTGATCCCCTCGTTGGCCAGTCGCCAACCGGCCTCGGTGGAAAGCACAGACTGGGTAGCGAAGATTTGAGCGGCTTGTTGTTCATTCTTACACTCCTGAACGTTACCCTTAGCCTGCATAATGCGAAATTGCTGCACACCGGCGACGGCCAATCCTGCGGCCCCGACCCAGGCCCAGATAGGTAGGTTAATCATGGAGAAGGTCCCAGAAGTTTTCCACTTCTTCGCGCCGCCGAATCTTCAGCCCGCGCTCCACGTTGCTCCCCGGGGACACCCACTTGAAGAACTCTTCACGAGCCCCTGCGTAGTCCCCGGCGTTCAACTTTCGTAGCAGCGTAGAGGGCTTGCCGCTCTTGAGACGGATAATGCCGTCCCGGGTCGAGCTACCGGCCCCCACGTTGAATACGATGGAGAGCAACGCGTCGAACATACCTTGGGTAACGGGCACCTTCACGTGTTGGTAGAGAATGAGTTCGCGCTCGTGCACGTCCTCTTCAAAGTGGGCCTCAGCGGTGTTGAGGCTCCAACGGGTATCTTTATTGATCCCCGGGCCAGTGGCGCCGTAGCCTATCGTCCAAGGTGCCCCACCTGTCTTGGGGTCGGGATAGGCTTCAAGCTTCAAGCCCTCTTTGGTCTTGAGGAACGCCTTGATAGCGTCACTCGCTCTGTATCGGATTGCCGGATTCATCGAGGAGTTCTCCACGTTTGGTTGCGGAATCGGGGACACCGTTGTCCCAGTCTCGTTTGTCGAGCCAGAACCCGATAGCCACCGAAATAACAAAGATAACCATTCCAATTGCTTCCCCTCCCCAAATTGGAAAGATCCAGTGGCCGAAGCCACTGAACATCGAGCCCCCGCCGATGGCGACATACCTGTAGCGCACCCGAGGGAACACCCTGCGATGGGTCAGTTTAAGTCGGCATACGCAAGACCAAAAGATCGCCCCGCAGACGATCAAATTGATCACGATGACGAGATCAGGCACCATTTTTATCACCTTTGCCCCCGAATCGCCATTCTTTGTACATATCCCAAACTTTTGGAATCAGTTTGGGGTAGTCCAGACCTATCAGTCCAATGGCGAGGGCGACTGGGGCGAACAAAGCTCGTTCTTCCAAGCTGGAGAAGTTGGCGGCGGTCAACGAGGCAATAATGGAGGTCAGTCCGATGCCGATACCGTTGACGATGAATACGTACAGGAACCCGTTGGGCTTCGCGGCCGGATCGCGCCAACTGAGAGAGGCCAGGGCTCCGGTCGTGGTCATTGCCACAATGAGCATGTAGGGTCCCACAATTTGCGAAAAGGTGTTGCCTACGATTGCGGCCGCGAACCAGGTGAAGAGCGCGAGCGGGTCGGATTTCATACGGTTTCCTCAAGCCCTAGACGGCTGCGGAGCGCGCGAACGAGGGGGTTGTCCGCCTTATAGTCCCCCGCCCTGCCAACGTTAATCGGCGCTTGGATAACCGGATCGCTGTACATGCCCAGTACGTTCGATCCACTGGGCTGAGCCGAACCAGTGGAGTTCATGCCCAAACCGCCCGACAATATCCCTTGTCCGGGGACAGCCGAGATAGGTGAGTTCTCCCGGCCCGCGCCGCCGCTGGGGTCGCCCGGCACGCTACCGGCCGGAACTCCGGGGGCGTTGCCGATAGCGTTGCCCGCGATGCCTCCGATAGCTGCTCCGACCGGGCCAGCCGCGATGCCGCCGATAGCCGAGCCGATGGCCGAAGCCGCTTGGCCCGAGCTACCGTTGATCGCAGCGTTGGCCATCCCGACAATACCGGGCATACCTACCGCATTGGAGGTAACGTTACCGATGATGCCGTTAACCGCGTTCGCAAGACCCGGGTTGTCAATGCCCAGCATGCCGGCGATACCGTTGCCGTTACCGATGCTGCTGCCGACCCCGGGGGCGCCAGGGGAGCTGTTGCCTTCGCCCACGTCGCCGTTGGACGAGGGGCCGGTGCCCGGGGCTCCGGGGCCAGCGCCAGGACCGGCCGAGGGGCTGATGCCGTCGCCGATGCCGTCGCCGGAATCCCCAGAGTCGCCCCCATCGCCGCCACCCCCTCCCCCGCCACCGCCGCCTCGATAGCGCATGGGTCCCATCTTAAGGAGCAACAGATTCATAGTATCACCTTCACGAATTCCTGACCGACCGCTTCAAACCCTAGACGTCCATAGAGGCGTTCAGCCCTGTAGCTGCCGCAGGAGGTTTTGGGACGAAGCAATTTGGCCCCGTTCTCGACACACCAAGACGCCCAAGAGAAAATCAACATTGTTGCTCTGCGCCCTGCTCTCTTCTCAGGGACCACGTAGAAGGCCTCTTCAAAGCCCACTAGGTCGTCGCTGAACCAGGGGCCTTTGACGTACCCCATGATAACTCCATGCACCCCCTCCGAGTCCTCAGATACGAAGACGCACCCCTTCTCCATGGACCAGAGTAGCTCCTTGCGCGCCTTCTCCCGATTGTAGGAAATGGTTGCGTAGACCGATTCGGCATGCATCATAGCGCCGAGGTCTAGCAACCGTTCCTCATCTTCGGGGGAGGCAGCGCGGATCATTACTGATTCCGTGCGCGCAGAAGCTCGATCAGCTGACGAGCCCGGCGAGCTTGCACGTCCGGGGGAACAGGTTGGCCCCCGTTGCCGAACTCGCTCTGGCTCATACCCCCGGGAGGGCCGCCCGGGGGAGGTCCGCCACCCCCTTGTTGCTGAGCTTGCATCTGCTGGAGCATTTGCTGGGCCTGGGGGTCGCCCATAGCTGCCCGCTCTTGCAGCTGAAGGATGGGGCCTCGGGCGGCGATCTGATCGCGCGCCTGACCGGCCATTCCGTTACCCAGCGGAGCTTGCATCGGGTTCATTTTGGGTTGCCGGTTGGTTGGAGATTTGCTTGCGAATCTCTTCGATCAAGCCGTGAACTTCCACATAGGGTCGCTGAGCCAGTACGTTGGCGATGTAGTCAAGTTGTTCAGGCTTGAGCGACAATTTGATCGATTCGGGCATTTTGTTCCTTTACAGCTTCAATTAACAGAGCGATCACCCCATTGTGATCGACAGAGAGCGTACCCATTTCATCCCGACCCACAATAACGGCTTCAGGGAGTACCGCTTGAATTTCCTGGGCTATGTAGCCAGCCTTGCGAGGGGCTACCCCATCCATACCCTTCATATCTTGCTTGAAGTAGGTGTAGCCGGACAAGGTGACAATCTTGGACAAAGCGTTTTTGATACGCTCTTGACCCGTCTTGACCCGGGCGTCGGAAGTGGCAATCCAACCTCCTGTAGAGTTGCCGGTGCCGTTATTTTCCATGTTGAACTGACCGGAGTCTACGTCCACTCGGAAAATAGCTTGCACTCCCGGATTGAGGTATAGGGTGCCGCGACAATTTAATCCCGAACCATTGCCCCCTTCGGCGCTATTCCACAACATCATGGAACGATAGGCGCCGGAAGCAAACCAGTTACTCCAACCGATTCCCCGAGAGGCTGCGAGATTGATGCCGCCGGTGTTGGAGGTGTTGGGGAAGGACAAATCCCCAAATATCCTCAAGTTTGCCTTGGCTCCGACCACCGCCATGGTGAAGTCAAAGCAGAGATTCCCGGCTGGATGACTCATCCCGAAGACGCTACCCTGCCAGCTGGTTTGTCCGCTGGATCGAGTAATAGCCAAGGATTGACCCGCGTAAGTGCCGTCATCGTGGTATCGACGGATTACAAAGTCAGAGCCGTTGTCCAACCCCACTTCTCCATCATAGCCCAAGTCCATTTCCCAGCGTGCAAGACCCCCTCGCGATCCCCAAATGGATACCGTGCCCGTGGGCATACTGGCTCGCTTGTCCAGCGTGAGGGCGATGCCCCCTGCGATAGTCCTGCTGAACGTCGCGCTGGAGTCCTGGTCCTCGGTTTGGATAATCACACTCTTACCCAGCAGGGTAAGATTTCTCATGGTGTCCGTACCTATGGGCTGGGAGTAGATGTTGGCGGACGTGGGGGTAGCCTCCAACACCAAATTGGACGTATTGGCCGAGTTGACGGGTTGCCCGTTCAAGATCAGACGAGACATCTGACCAACCCCCGCCGTCCGGGGGAACACTGAGAAACTGGTCAGGACTACGTTGGAGCCGTTGAGGGAGGCGGTGACTCCGTTGGCCGAAGCAAACTGGAGAATGCCGGTGCCGGCTCGGAACAGCCCCAAGCCTGGTTCAGAGTTGAATCCCAGTCCGGGAGTAGCAACCGCCCCGTCGACCAACTTGAATGTTGACACGGGGCCCAAAACGCCGTCCCGGGTCAGGACGTTGTTGAGTTGAGCCGCGATATCGCTCATGGTGGAGTTAGCCCATGGCGATTGGATCAGCGTGCCCGTGATAACAGGGTTGCCTACGGGCAGAGTATAGTTGCCGGAGCCGTCACGTGGCATGATTCACCTCAGTTTGTAGATTCGCCTGCTTCGCCCGCCGTCGCACCGGCCCCGCGAAGTATACGCGCCAACATGGCTGCATCGGAAGCGGTAATTTCCTTGGAACGCACTCCGGCATCGAGCATCTTCTGCCAACCGGTCGGGGAGCGCAGGGCGATGTCGAGTCCTCGGCGGGTAGCTTCCCCTCGAGAGCCGCCAAGTTTCTCTGCCGCCTCGCGCAATATGTTGATCAGGAACCCGTTGGTAGAGCCCGGAATGGGGTTGCCGCGAGCGTCCAGGGCTGCGTTGCCGAAGCCCAAGCCCTTGATAGGGGAGGCTGGAATACCTCCGGACGTGGGGTTCTCAGCCTTTCTGAGCGCGTCGACCACCATCTCAAGACGTTGTCGGTCCTGCGGATCCATGACATCCCGGGGAGCAAGGGGGTCCGAAACATCCACACCGTACTTGTTGATAGCGCTCTGGAGCCCTTGGGACTTGATCTCGGGGGCTCCGCTGCGAGTGCGACCTTTGGCTCCGCCGCCGATGGGTTCTTGAAATTGGCTGAGCACAGAATTTGCTGCAGCCGATTTTTCCAGATCGGCACGAGCGCCTGACAGGTCAGCGTGGGCCTTTGACCAGGCTCCGTCGCTCAACGAGTCGATCTTGGACCTGATGACGTCCCGGACCGCCCGAGCTTGTCGGTCGGACAAGTTGTAGGCGTTCTGAGCTTGACCCAGTCGAGTGTCCAAGTCCGCCAGCCCTCCCAAGGTGACCCCGGGGGCAGACACCTCAGCCATGAGCTTGTTGAGCTCCCGCTGGCCCGACGAGTCAGTCTGGAACAACGGGCTCTTGCGCACGTTCTCCAAGGAGCGAGTCAACGCGTCGGCGTCGTCACTCTTGAACTTGACCTTGTTGAGAGCCTCTTGAGTGGGCTTCATGGCGTCTTCGACCGCCACTTTGCGAGGTACCAGCGCGCTCACCGAGTCATCGACAGCCTCCCCAGTCTTGTCCCAAGCCGCTGCCCGGGTGCGATCGTCAAGTGCTGTCCAGCGGGCCGCGCTCTTGGGCTCAGTCGTGGCCCGTACCGTCCGCTCCAGTGAGGCAAGCTCGTCACTGCCCGCAGCCGCAGCCGTAGACATGGGGAGCTCACGAGGGATGTCAAGATTGTTGGTCACTTTGTCCATGCGACCTTGGCCCAGCGTCTTCTTGAGGTACTTCTCGGCCCGGGCAAGAGCGCCTTGAGCCCCCGATGGCTTCACCGCCGTAGCGATCCCGCCCCCGACGCCCCCGAGCCCCAAGCCGATTCCGGCCCCGGAAAGCGCCCCGGAAGCCCGGGATTCCGGCGAGGTCGACTCTAGGGCCGTCGCCGTCGCGCCGCCCCCTACGGCGGCTCCTACGCCGCTCGACAGCGCGCCCTTGAGCACCTTGGGCATGCCCGGAGCGGCCTTGTTAAGTGCTTGGGCCGTAGCCCGCATGGCCGGCTCTCCACTGACTCGGTTGACAGCCCCGCCGACCATCATATCGCCAGCTACATTGGCTGCGGTAGCGAGGGGTCCAGCTTCTTTGTAGGCTTCGTTGGCGTAGTCGGTCAACCCTTGGGTCAGATATTGACGCGGCTTGCCCGTAATCAACTCTTCAGCGGTGGGCGTAGACGAGAACAACGGACGACCGCGCACCAAGTCCTCCCCGGTACGTACCAAGTTGGCAAGGGTACGTCCCGCCCCAGCAGATACGTCCCCGGCGATGGGGCCCAATTCTTTGCCCAATGCCAGATTGAACAACTTGCGGTGGGCGGTATCCCGTTTGACAGGCTTGGGGTTGTTACGCCCCTCGTTGCTGTAATTGGCGTCCGATCGCTCGGGCTTCCATTGAGATTGGAAATGGGCAAGGGCTTGCTCTTCAGTGGCGCCTTCGGGGGCGTCCACATCGTAGTCGTTGCCGTCAGGAGCGGTGATGCGAAAGGTTGGCATTAGTTCACCCGACGAATGGACCAGCCGCCCGAGGCCGGGGCAGCGGCGGGAGCGGCAGAGGGCGAGGCGATTGGGGGAGCCGGGGGCAGCACCTTGACTCCCGCGCGCTTCAGTTCCGCGCGCAAGGCGTCGATGTCCGCTTGGGAAGACTGGGGCTTGGCCCACTCTGCCAACAACGTCTCCTTCACACCCGCATCGGCCGAGGCGCGGGAGCCGCCAGCGTAGCCGCTGCGCGACTTGGGCAGGGTTCCCGAGGGCTCATCGGTCTTGACCCCGGCCAAACGACGAGCAACCCCTACAGCGTCTTGGGCCGTAGGGGCCATCAGTACTTCGGTGTAGCGGTTGAGGGCGACCTCGGCCAAACGCTTGCGAGTAGCGATGGCGTTGCGGATAGCCTGCTTGGATGACAACGGGGTCACCGTGGTCTTACGCCACTCTGCCTTCTCGTGCTCCGTGAGGGCTGAGCCGAACAACTTGTTCCGATCCACGTTCTCGTTGGAGTAGAAGTCCCGCCACCACTCGAACGCAGCCTGGGCTTCGGGATCGTCGCGGATGAAGGAGCCACCCGTCTTGACGTCGAGCGCGGCCTTGGCCCCTGCGTACTCGTCCTTGAAGGTGTCTTCAAACCCTACAACGCGTTGGACCGAAGCAGTAGCCTCCAGCAAACCCTTGCGAGCCGACTCGCTCAGAGGCTTGGCGTTCCCCACCTTGGCTTGGGTAGTGGTCAGTTTGGTTTCGCGGTTGGCCTCGGCAACCTTCTCCCGCGACCCGATCTGATCCTGAGCGATCTGGCGACGAAGCTCATTGGACTGACGCTGAAGCTCCGCACGCGTCTCCCGATCCAGGCTGGAACTGGCGAGACGGGCTTGAAGAGCGTTATCCTGCTGCTGGAGGCGCTCTTTGTGCATTTCCAGCCGGGCGAGACGATCCTGGTCGAATCGTTGGTTGAGCAGTTGGGTCTGCTCTCGTTTGGTCGCAGCCTTCTCGGCCCGAATGGGGGCATTGACCACAGTGTCGGTCAATACGCTAGAAGCCAGCGGACGCGTAGCAGGGTTAGCCATACCGGCCGCTGCCCAGTTGGTCGTATCCTGTTCGGTCGGGGCCACCGTCTCCATGGTCGGGCCTTCGGGGCCTGCCCCATACTCGGTGCGCTCGGTCGGACGGGACGACATCCAAGTCTGAAGAGCCAGCTGGGACATACGCTGAATCTCAGCTTGCTTCTTGGCTGCTTGGCTCTCCCGGAAGTCCGCAGCCAGGCCGCTGACGATAGGGGTCAACATCTGAGCCGTCGAGGGCTTGACGTACCGCCCGGACACCATTTGCCCCTGGGGGAGAGCCAGGGACTGCTTGCGCAGGGCCGCAGCTTGGGCGAGGCTCCGCTGAAGAGCCGCCTGGTCAACTGTGGGATCGTAGATGCCGTCCATAATTACCACCACCCATTGGCTGAACCGAAGTCACCCAGCGGGTCGCTTGCGCCCCCGCCGAACCAATCCCCTACGGTATCCCAGATGTTGCCGAGCCCACCTGCGGCTTGGATACCGGCCCCGGCGAGCCCCAACAGACCTTGTTGTCGGTTGGCCGAGCTTGCCGCGCCGGCATTGGCCTGGGAGATTTGACGATCCCACAGGTTGTTCGCAGCCGACCACGAGTCAGCCGCCGCACCGTAAACGTTGGGGGCAACGGTGGGGGTAGCCGGGGCGTAGCTGGCAAACTTGGGATCAATGCGTTGACCTCCGAGAGCGGTCATACCGGCGATGTCGCTCGTGTTTTGGCCGATGCGCTCATTGAACTGGGAGCCGCGCAGAGCGGTAGCCAAGTTGGAGGCCTTGATGTTCTCGTCCACACCTTGCTGACGTTGGGCCAGCTGGCGGTTGAATACGTTGCCGTACTCTTGGGTGCCGGCGAGGATCGCCTTCATCTCAGCGTCGGAGGCTGCATTGCCCAGGTTGCGCTCGGAACTGTTGGAGGCGTCCGATCCCAGGGTGATGCCCATGGCTGCGAGACGCGCCCGCTCAGCATCGCGATTTCGATCCAGCCCGGGTTGCTGGAGATTACGCATCGCATCGATGACTTGCTGAGAGGCTCCGAAGCTCCCATCGGGCATATCCGAGACGCCCCGCCAGATGTCCGTCGAGCCCCAATCTTGGAGCCCGTCCGTGCTCACCCCTTGACCAATACGTCCGGCTAGATTGGTCTGACCTTGGGTAATGGAGTTGTTGAGATTTTGGTACTCCGGATTGAGGCTGACGTTCTGCGTCCACGTACCGTCAGGTCCGAGTCCCCAGGTCAGACTACCGTAGGGGTTGTACTGGTTGGCTCGGTTAGCCTGGGTAGTTTGGGCGCTGGCGTTATTGGCCAGTTGAGCCTGCTGCTGAGCCAGGGCTGCGAAGTCAGGGACGGCCATTAGAATATGCCTCCGGTTTTATAGGTGAAATCTGTAGCTACCAGGGTGACCTCGGACTTGGCCCGAACCGCGTAGCTGAAAGAGGCTGCGACGCCCATACCTTCGGCTTGAGACCAAATTCGTTGAGTCTTCAAACCCCCCGTCCAGACCGCTTGATCCCAAAGACTGATGTCCCAACGGGCCCCATCGTTAGATGGGGGAGCAAGACCAAAGTCGGGGGATTCGAACAGGAAGTCGTACACCACCTTGCTGGCGTATATCGCATCTGCGGACACGAGGAAGGTGGGCTTGTACATACCGATCTGTTTCTGGATACCCGGCGCGTTGAGGTAGCTGTACGCCTGCTGCACGTAACCGACCACTTCCGTACCCCCCAGGTTGTCCCCCAGCATGACTTTGTCCGCTTGGCCGGTCCAACCTTGGTAGATCACCCCCTCTTTGGTGCCGAAGAATGGCTTGTTCTGGTACGTGGCGAAGCAGCTGGCGTCGTAGCCCAGAAATTGAGTCCAGGCGCTGTTGGTGGTGTTCTCAGCAAACTGAGTGTTCCCCGCCGAAGTGTTGGAGGGGACGTTGATGAGAAGCATGTTCTCGGTCGGGTAGAAGTACAGTTGCCATCCGGCAAGTACCCCCGTGTTGCGCGCCGCTGCCGACAAAGCAGGCTGAACCTTGCGAGCCTCGACCGTGTTCTGAGCCGCAGTCGTCTTGGTAGACGTCAACATGTCGTTCAACGACACCAAACCCTGGTACGTCATG